CAATGGTGCAGATACTAAAAGTGCAGTAGCAGCACCTAACAAAATGGGTGATGGAACAACTGCAAACTTAGTAAATGGCGGCGAGTCAAAAGGTGAAGGTACACAAGGCGGTTTAGCTGCTCCTACACCAAAAGACATGAACACTAAAAATGTTAACGTTCCAGGTGCTAAAGGTGCTACTAAAATGAGTGGTACAAAAGGCCACGGTGCTGAAAAGAAAGCATCAGGCGATAATGGTGTGAATACTAAAAGCACTATTGGCAAGTAATAGTAAGGAAATCTAGATGAGAAACTTACAAGAGCATTTGACATTTGACCAAGCTAATATAGTGCTTGAGAATGCCAACGAAGGAAAAGACCTTTATTTAAAAGGTATTATGATCCAAGGTGGCGTTCGCAATGCTAATCAGCGAGTGTATCCTGTAAATGAAATAGGCAGGGCTGTCAAAACTCTCAATGATCAGATTACGAACGGGTTTAGTGTTCTCGGCGAAGTTGATCATCCAGAAGGACTTAATATTAACATTGACCGTGTAAGCCATATGATAACTGAATGTTGGATGGATGGTGACAACGGTTACGGAAAGTTGAAAATATTACCAACACCGATGGGGAACCTAGTTAAAACGATGCTTGAAGCAGGCGTTAAACTAGGTGTCTCGTCACGTGGTAGTGGTAATGTAGCAGAAGACGGTAGCAATACCGTCTCTGACTTTGAAATAATCACTGTGGACGTTGTGGCTCAGCCTAGCGCCCCTGGTGCATATCCTACACCAATTTATGAACATTTAATGAATGCACGTGGGGGAATGAAGGCATACGAATTAGCACAGGCAACAAAACACGACACAAAGGCACAAAAGTATCTTAAGGAATCACTAATCAACATGATTAGTAAACTCCAATGAAACAGGAGAATGTAATGATAGATGCACTAAAAACTCTATTTGAAAACGATGTTGTTTCATCTGAGATTAGAGAACAAATTGAAGAAGCTTGGGATGCAAAAGTTCAGGAAAACAAAATGCAGGCAACTGCTGAGTTACGTGAAGAATTTGCACAAAAGTATGAGCACGATAAGTCAACTATGGTTGAAGCTATTGACTCACTACTATCTGAGCGTCTTGCTGAAGAGATTGCAGAGTTTGCGGAAGACCGTAAGCAGCTAGCAGAAGCAAAAGCAAAATATGCTATTGCAATGCGTGAAAATGCAGATCTACTAAAGGGTTTTGTTGCTGAAAACTTAGCAAGCGAAATTAAAGAATTGAGAGCAGACAAAGTAGCAATGGCTGAATCATATGCCAAGCTAGAAGAGTTTGTTGTTGAGTCTCTAGCAGGTGAGATTGCAGAATTCAATGAAGACAAAAAAGATTTAGCAGCAACAAAAGTACGACTAGTACGTGAAGCTAAATCACACTTCGCTAAGGTTAAAGCTAACTTTATCGAAAGAAGTGCTACCGCAGTATCTGAAATGGTTGGCAAATCACTGAAAGGTGAAATTGCTGCACTAAAAGAAGATATTGATACAGCACGTAGAAACGACTTTGGTCGTAAAATCTTTGAAGCATTTGCAAATGAGTATACAACTTCACACTTGAATGAAAATTCAGAAGTTGCAAAACTTATGAGCGTACTAGCTGCTAAAGACAAGCAACTTGTAGAAGCTAAAGCATTTGCTACAAAAGCAAAAACTCTTGCAGAATCAGTAAACAAAGAGAAATCACGTTTAGTTGAATCAGCACGTAGAGAAAAGATTATGAACTCGCTAGTAGCGCCTTTGGGCAAAGACCAGCGTGAGATTATGACGGACTTACTGGAAAGCGTACAAACTGACAGACTTCAAAAGTCTTTTGACAAGTACCTACCATCGGTTATCCACGGCAACACTCCAGCAAAGCGTAAGGCACCACTTACAGAAGGCAAAGAAGTAACAGGCAATAGGGAAGAAACAAAAATGACAACTAAAGCAGACGATAGTAATAATGTATTAGATATACGCCGTCTTGCTGGATTAAATTAAGGAGATAATGATGTCAGAACTACTAGAATCACGCTGGGTAGACACCAAAAACGCTCTTCTTGAAGGCCTGCAAGGCAACAAGAAAAGCGTAATGGCTGCTACACTAGAAAACACTCGCAAGTATTTGTCAGAGAGTGCA